CAGGATCAACGCAGACTAACTCAGGTCGATTCATAGGAGCCAGAAACGACAATCACGTATCCGTTGACCATCAACGATGTCGAGTTGTCGTAAGCTTGAATCACGCCGGTGCCACTGCCAGAGACGCCCCGCAGCGTTCCTGTTTTCCCCGTGGCGCCGACTTCGATGCACGGCAGCACGAAGTTTTGCGCCGCGTTCCCAACAGGGAGTGGAAGATTGACCTTCCCTGTCCCCGTCCCGATGTTTGTGAGTGTAATCGAGACGGAGAAGAACACGATCTTTCCGATCGAGAGATACGATCCAGACGCGCTAACGGTTGTGAAAGAACCGCTCGTTGGAGTTACTGTCGGCGTCCACGCTGTCCACGCGCCGCCAGTATAGTTTGTTCCACCGTTAGCCACGGGAAGCGTCCCCGAGACCTCAGAGCCGAGCGCAACTGTTGCGGCATGGTTCTTTATTAGTTTGCCTGTCGCGCCATCAAAAACGGCAAAGCCATTATTTGTCGCGGATGCAGGCCCAACTACATAGTCGCTCGATGCTGCCTGGAGCGATGCAATGTCAGCCGTATTGGTCGCAATATCGGTTGTCGCCGTCTTGATCGCACTGGCCTGCTGTTGCAGCGCCATGTTCTGCTTCTTCGGGTCGGTCTCTAGGGTGCCCGGCGCGTAAACCATCAGAGCTTGCCGTCCGCCACAACGTCAGGGACAACGCCAGCCGCATAGGACCATGCTGTTGACGCCGGAATACGTACCTTGAACCGAGAATACCGCGTCGAGCGTCGCATGTCGCAACGCCCGGTTCTGGTATTGCGCGCGATCTCCAGGGTAGAGGTCGGAGTTTCCTGCACTGTCTCGCGGTAAGAGCACGAGCCATAGAATGATGCGGCGTCGGTCACAGGCCGAAAGCCTATAACCTTGATCCTTTCGTGATCCCCGCCCTGCTCTGCCGTTTCAAGCGTCGCCTCAAGATTGGCGCCTGAGAAAAAGCCCATCTTGTGCTCGCTGGAGAACTGAGCAATCAGCGGCTGCGTCGAGACCGCGAAACTGTCCAGCGAAGCGCCCAGGGCGTCGATTGACGACGAGATAGAATCCAGATTCTCAAGCGTAATGCCCGGCTGGGACATGCCAAGCAGGTATTCGCCCGACATGGAAATCTGCGACCAGCGATCAAGAACGTAATCAAAAGCGATGATCTTGTCGTAAAGGCCGGATACGCCGGAGGTCGATTTGTATGCCCAGAATGCCCGCGTCGATCTTGGATCTGATGCGCCGACAAACAGCTTCAGGTCCGTCTTATCGAGGTCATCAAAGAACGTGCGGTCAACCCGCTCGCGTCCAATCGGTTCAGGAAGACCACCAGGGGCGATCTTGAAGAAGCCTTGCGCCGAGTGAAAGAACGTATAGATGCCAGCGCGAACGATGCTGTAAGGTGCAAACAGGCCCTGATCCTGCGCGATGCGCTCGATCTGGAATATAACATCCGAGCCGGGAATGTAGGACATTCGCCGGATGGCTTGGTCCTGAAAGACCGTCCCGAATTCGCCGCCGGCAACACCGCGAACAATGCCGCCGTCCGGGAAATCCTGGTAGTCTGACGAGTCAACGCCCGAGGTCCAACCCGTGGTGTCGTTAAGAGCCGACCACTGGATACGGTAGGGATTGGACAACAGGCCCGACAGAACCAGGAAGCGACCGACGACAGAGATATATGACGCCTGCGGCGGTGAGCCGGAGTTGTCGGCAAAAGCCGTCGAGGACGCAAGGTTATAGACCTGAAGAACCGCGTTCTTCTGGGTTGCAAACACGAGACTACCAAACTGAGCGAATTGCCACTGTGCATCACTTGACAGCGACGAATACAGCCACGTTACCGAGTGCGTGCCAGAACCGGCCGATGAGGTGTTGATCGCCGTTCCGCCCGCCGTCGCCGCAACCGTGAACGTGTCGGCAGTCAAGACCGTCTTGACGTAATACTTCGTTCCGGCAGTTAGCCCGGTCGGCAATGATCCCGTAGTCGAGAATACGACTGGATCGTTGGCCGCGAATCCGTGCGAAGTCAGCGTAACAACGCCTGGGCTTGCATTCGATATCGTCACAGTCGCCGGCTTTGATACCGGAGTCCACGAATAGTCGGTATTGTTGGCGAGGTATAGCCGATCGCTGGTGCCGGCAAAGATCGCAACCGACCCGTCCGATTTAAGCGCGTAGAACCCGCCTCGGCATGTATCAGGAAGCGCTTGGGACAGCACGGCGAAGTCTGGGAACGGCCCATAGCCATCCGCCCGTGGCAGCACGTTCTGGATGTCGTGCGCCTGCGTGCGGCTCTCGTAATCGCTGGTATCGGGCTTCCATTCGCCGAACGGAAGAAGCGGCATCAGGGGACGACCCCAGGCAGCGTAATGGTGGACGGCCCGGAATTGAAGCTCTGCCGATCGCCGTGATTGTTCAGTTGCTCAAGCACCTGCTGAAGCGCTGTACCCCAGATCGCAAGCCGGTCATCGTTCTGGATGTACGGCGAGGCTTCGAGCAAGGAGCCGTAAAGATAGAGGTCCGGCGCCAACGTCAGCAGCCAGTTTGTGGTGTTGCTCGCCGTCAACGCCGGGATATTGGCGCGGTAGACGATCTGAACGTCGTAATCCTCGTTCGGCGTCGGGGCCAGCTCAATCTGATCGCCAGTGACCGAGAAGTAGACCGGCTGATCGCTCACATTGTCGATGCTGTAGCGATAGTCGTCCATCTGCGTCTGCGTCATGAACTCAAGACGCGGCTTGCCGGTAACGCCACTGAGACGAGCGCTGCGCATGGTCTGAAAGTCGGTCGGCAAATCGAGAAATTCAGGGTCCGTTGCGCCAGTATCGACAGTGAGCGTGGCGCGGGTTTCCATGCGCGGATGCTCAAGGAGGCGATTGAACTTGGCTTCCGCGAGCGTCACGAAATCAGGAATGCGCGCGGTGAGGTCGTCCCGTGCCAGCCATTCCGCAATCGCGGCAACAAGGTCTGTATAGTTGGCAATTGCCATTAAACCTTGCCTCTAAAGGTGCGATAGGGACGGTTATGCTCGTGATTGAGCCACCACTTCACGAAATCGGCGTCGCCGTCCTTCAGGCGCGCTGCGAAGTCGCGGTAGAAAATATTGAGAGGGATACTCGCCATCTTCGTACCGATCGCATCGTCTCGGAACCGCTTGCCGTAAGAGTCGTTCAGGCTGTCACGGTTGCGAGCCAGCAACTCTTCCTCGACAAGGTTCTCGGTCTTGCGAAAGCCGAGGCCCTTTTCCTTGTCGATCCAGTAGACGTAATGCCGTCTCAGGCCGTCATCTGAGAACTTCTCGAATTCCCAGGCTTCATCCGGGATTCGCGACGGGTCAGGCAGCGATGGCATCGGCCCGTTCTGCGATCTTCTTGGAGACCAGCAATTTCGCCTCCTCCACAGGGAGACGGATCGTCGTGCCTGCCCAAATCTTGGCGTTGGTCTTCTTGCCGGCCTTGTCAAAATGCTCGCCGTAACCAACGCCAGGCGTCGCGTGCGGCTTCATCTCGCCTTCGATGAACTTTTCGGGCTCGATGACTTCCATCTTGCCGAGGGCGTTCTTGCGTTCGATGGCCTCCCGAAGATAGCCGACGATTTCATATTCGCCCCTCGGGACGTAATTCTTGCTCAGCACGACAGGAAACAATTTGACGGGTTCGGAAGCCATATCTGGGATTTCCTTGGGTTTGCGCTCGTAGACGCCTTTGGGCATCTCTCACTCCAAAAAAGAAAAGCGGGGCCGGAGCCCCGCTCTGTTGTCGTTAGACCGCCGCGCTAAAAGGCGTGGCCTCGGTGCCCGTGGCAGAAGTCATGCCATGAACGCGCCAGAAGCCGGAGATCGCATCCTCAAGTTCGATGTAATCACCCTTGAGGCCGCCGGTCGTGGTGCCGTTCAGGGTGATGGTGTCCGAGGTTGAAGCCGTTTCCCAGCCAGCGATGGTGTCGCCCGAATCCTGGTTGGTCATGATCGAGCCCTCCATCACGTCCGTCGAATTGGCGACCTGGATTTTGGCGCTGTTCGAGGTGATGGTGGTGTGGACCAGGAAGCGGTAACGATCGCCCGTGCCGGCCGAAGCCGGAAGGGTAACAGTTGCGCCGGCCGCCACGTTGAAGATCAGCAGCGGGCCGTTGGCGTGAACGTCACGGTCAAGCGTAACCGCAGCCGTGATCTGGATGGGTGCGAAGGGATATCCCATTGTTGCGTTCTCCTTAAGAAGCCGAGGTCAGGCCGTAGATGTCGGCAGCGACACCATGAGCAGCCTCGTTGTTGACCAGCAGCGTGTACTCGGTGACGAGCACGCGCTTTTCCGCGTCGCCGGTCTTGGCGGGCTTGACGAGCTGGATGTCATCGAACACGCCGAGCGAGACCATGCGCGGATCGACCAGGAAGGCGTTACGGGCAACAGTCGCGCCGGCACGGGCCATCTGGCGGTTGGGGACAACCGAGACCGGACCGAAGTCCGACAGATACATATCGGCCGCGGCGACGATCGTGGTCTGACCCTTGCTCGGAGCCTCATAACGCTGCAGGGCAACGTTCGAGTCCGACATGAAGGTCGAGAACACGGTCTTGGCGTAGGGTGCCAGCATCAGAGTCTTCGGAGAACCGCCCGCGTTGTAGGTGGACAGGATCACCGAATCCAGGATCGCCTTGGTGAAGGCGCGCTGGGTGCCGTTGGTGGCCGCGTCAACAACGCTGGTGGAGCTGTTGAAGCCGCCCGAAGAACCGCCGGAGCCCATCGCGTCGTTCGACGCAAGCCAAGCGCGGAAAGCGCCAAGTTTGCGGTTGCTCGCTGCGTTGCCAGAGCCGGCAGTCGATGCCTGGTTGCCAAGCACGATCGACTCCATGTCGATGCGCAGCTCGACGCCCTTCTTGGCGACGTTGTACGCCAGATCAGACTTGCGGCCCGCCTTCGAGGTCTTGTCCTGCGTACGCGAGACAATGATCTTCTTGTCGGAGATCTGGGTGTAGTTGCCGACGCGCGTCGGAGCCGTGATGGCGTCGTAGTTCCAGTCGTTGCCTTCCGGCTGGTTGTTCGACGTGTCCGGCGAGGCCAGGGTGTCAAGCAGCCACTCGGGATGCGTGGACGCAACCGGCTTGCGGCCGATCAGCGACAAGAACGGGGTCTCTTCCGGGGTGATCTGGTAGATCTTGTCCGCCAGCTCTTCGCGGTTTCCGCCGGCAGAGCCGACGTCGTAGCTTTCGTAGGTATTGCTAACCTGTGCCATGTGGCACCTCCATTAAAGATCAAGGTCCATGAGGGAGCGCACGCCGGCATCGAACGATCCGGTCTTGCGCAATTGCTCGCTTCTCACTTGACTTTCGCGGGAGGATTTGGCCTTCGGGTCCATGCGCTTCTTGCCCGACAGAACGGGCTTAGACTGCACGTCTTTCTTGACGGTCGGCAGGTTCTTGCGGGCTCTCCGGTACGCCGCGAGATCGCGGTAAACCCGGTAGAGCCGATGATCGACGGCGTTGTTCATCTCCTCCTGGGAGAAGCCGTATTCGGTCATCGTATCGACGGCATCGGCCCAGAACTTGCTGTAGACCTCCGGCTTTTTTAGCTCGGGCATGGCATCCAGCAACAACTTGGCTTCGCGGTCGTGAACCTCTTTCTGAAGACGCTGCTGCTCCTGGGTCAGCCGGGCCTGATCAGCCTGGGCCGCCTGTTGCACTTGCGTCAGTAGTCCGACCTTCTTGTCGTATTCAGCCTTGGCCGACATATACCGGAGCGGATCGTAGCTGGGCGATGAACTGTCCAGCATTCGCTCGTCCGGCGCCTGCGGCAGAAACTGCTGCGACACCTGAAGGATAAAGTCCCGCTGCGCCTGTAAGGTGCGAGCGTGTTGTTCAA